AAAATCCGTGACTGGCGATATAAACTTTGAGTTGTCCTACGGCGGCGTATTCGATGATGTTCTCGAAGCCGCACTCATGGGCACTTGGGCAACCAGCGACTTGGCGGTCGGCACTGAGCGCCGCAGCTTCACTATTGAGCGCAAATTCGGCGGCGCGGCACCGGATGGCAGTGACCTGTTCCAGCTCTATACAGGCGTCGAGTTTTCCAGCCTGAGCCTAACGGTGCAGCCCAGCGGCATTGTGACCGGTAGCGTTACCGTGCTGGGCAAAGACCGCACGCTAGGCACGGCATCGGCAGGCACCTACAGCGCCCCGACCACTACGCCTGTGTTCGACGCGTTTAGCGGATCGGTATCTGAAGGCGGGTCAACGCTTGACCTGGCGACAGAGATGACGCTGAGCCTCGAAAACAGCCTGGCTGCCCGGTACGTGATCGGCAGTGAAAGCACGTTGCGCCCAAGCGATGGCCGGTCGAATGTCACCGGCCAGGCGACGGTTTACTACGACGACAACAGCCTGCTGTCCAAGTTTGACGACGAAACCGATTCCAGCATTACGTTTGAAATCGGCGACGGCACCAACAGCTACACGTTTGCGATGCAGCGGGTAAAATATTCTGGCGCAGCGACTGACGTGAGCGACGAGAGCCCTGTGACTATCCCCATGCCATTCCAAGCGCTATTGGATAGTACCAGCGGCACGAACCTAAGCATCACCAAGTAAGGGACACCCATGGATCTCAAGAAACTCGACACCGTAGCCGGCGCCAATAAGGGCGCGGAACTGACCGTACTAACGCCCGAAGGCGATCGCACCGACATCACCATCCGCGTGGTGGGCATGGATTCGGATATCTACCGGAAAGCGGCGCGCGTCAAGAATGACAAGCGGCTCAAGAAGTTGCAAAAGCGCGGGCGCCAGAATATGACGACCGCAGAACTAGAAGATGAAGCCACAGCGCTACTGACTGACTGCACGCTCGATTGGGCGAACATCGAGGAAGGCGGCAAGGCGTTGGAATGTAGCCGTGAGAACGTCGAGCGCATCTATCGCGATTTCCCGGATATTCGCCGGCAGGTGGATGAGTTCATCGCGGAGCCGGCGTATTTTTTGGGCTAGTGCTGGGGGCGCTGGTCGAGTACGCCGAACACGAGTTTTGGTTAGACGGCGCGGATAGCGGAAGCAAGGCCACACGACGGCAGCATCTGGAAAACAGGGAGCAGCAGACCGGCAAGACGCCGGATTCGCTGATCGGCCCTGTATTTCCTGATGCGGCCGAAGGGGTGTGGGGCGTGTGGCAAGACGTGATTGAAGAACGCCAAATCGGCATGAACGGGCCGGGGCCGCTGACCTACGCCGGGCTGGATGCCTATCAGCGTGTTGTCGGCACCCGGCTGGCGTTGTGGGAAGTTCAGGCGTTGAAAGCACTGGATCGGGTTTGGAGGCAGGCGATATCCTAGTAGCCTCCAATTCCCATTTTGTTTAGATGCGCGTCTATGGCGCGTCGGATTAGTTCGGAGACCGGAAGACCAGTCTCCTCGGATACCCGCTTTAGGCGGGTGATTAGCTGCTCGGGCAGAAATACGTTGGTTCGTTTCATGACCCTAATATACACACGCCTGGCATACAATGCAACAGGTGAATTCAAATGACTGATACTGCCTCACTGCGCATCGCAGTTGATTCAAAAGGCGTGCGCCAATCGCGGCAAGAGCTTGAAAGGCTGAGCGACACGGGCACGCGCACGGCCCGGCGCGTCAAGACGGCGACCGGCAACATGCGCGCTGGCTTTGATCGACTGAGAACGAGCATCGTGCCGGTCGGCGCTGCGCTGGCAGGCGTAACGGCCGGCCTGGGCTACATGACAGCGCGCACGATCGACGCATTCAAGGAGACCGACTCGCTCGCCCGTGCGATCGGCATCAATACCGGCGTGTTGCAGGAATATGAATACGCGGCAAGCCGTGTCGGCATATCCGGCGAAAAGATGGGCGATATTTTGAAGGACGTGTCCGACAAGATCGGCGATGCGTTCCTGACCGGCGGCGGCGAAGCAATCGACGTGCTGGAAAAGCTGGACTTGGCCGCGCGGGACTTGGTGAAACTTGGCCCGGATAAACAGCTACTGGCAATCGCCGATGCGCTCGAAGGGATGCCGAGAGCAACGCAGGTGTTTGCACTGGAATCATTGGGCGATGATGCCACCCGTCTAATACCGCTGCTCGAAGATGGAGGCCGGGCCTTGCAAGCCGCCATGCGGGACGCGCGTAACTTTGGCGTCGCGGTCAGCAACGTCGAGGCGGATCAATTACGCGAGGCCGCTGCGGCGATGAGCGACCTGCGCGGCATCGCTAAAGGGCTGGCCAATCAGATCGCGATCGGCACCACGCCAGCAATTAACGAGCTGGGCGAGACGCTGAGCGATCCGCAGGTGCAGGAAGGTCTAACTACGCTCACGGCGGGATTCTCCAAGGTTGTGGAATGGTCAGCCAAAGCGAGCGCGGGCGTGACCAACTTCATTGCCGGAATCGGCCGCGATATGGGCCGTTTGTACGGCATCACAGGTGGGCCGATAGAACGCACGCAGCACGCTATCGAGGAATTGCAGGGGCAGCTTGCCAATCTACCGGAAGCGCCGCGCCAGCTCGGTGGCGGTATCGTCGATCGTGCGGGAATGAATCGGCGCAATGAGCTGGAAGCCGAGCTAGAGACGCAAAATCGCATTCTGGAGGACTACAGGAAGCAAAAGGAGTATTTCGACGAGCTATACAGCGGCGGCCAGGACAAGCCGAACACGCCGGTACTCACCCCGAACACTGCTACCGGACAAGCTGATGCCAGTGCATCGGCGCAGGCCCGGCAGATTATCGACGTACCCGACCGCATCGGCATATCCACGCAAGGTGAGCGCGACCGCGAGGCGCTGCAAAGCATTACAGACAGCTTGCAAACGCAGGAAGAGCGCATTCAGGAATCCTACGATCGTCGCACCGATATCGTGCTCCGCGCTGTTGACGATCAAGAGAAACAAAAGGCGATGCTTGCCGGGCTGGACGCGCAGCGCCTAACAAGCCTGGAGCAGCTCAGCCAGAACACCTACGACAATATGAGCGTATTCGCGACCCGTGCGCGAGAGAACATTCAAGACGAACTGGGCGACACGCTCAGCCAGACGCTGCGCGGTGACTTCGACGGCATCGGCGAAGCCTGGTCAAACATGATCATCGACATGGCTGCGCAGGCACAGGCCGCACAGTTGGGCAACGCGCTGTTCGGCGGCAAGGACGACTCAGGCGGTGGCCTGCTCGGCAAGTTGGGCGGTATGGCGGCTACGGCGGTCGGCAGCTACTTCGGCGGCGGCGTTGGCGCGACCAGTGCAGGCCAGTCCCTGGCAGACGCGGGTATCGGCGGCGCCAGCTTCGGCGTACCTCGCTACCATTCCGGCGGAATAGTCGGTGGCAGTGGCGAAGTGCCAGCCGTGCTCAAAGGTGGCGAAGGCGTGTTTACACAAGGGCAGATGAGCAAGTTGGCCCCGGCCGGCGGTGGCGGCGGTAGCGTGCCTGTCGAGTTTCACCTTCACAACGAGGGCGGTCAGGTCGAAAAGAAGAGTGTGCGGGCAGAGCGCAAGCCGGACGGCCGCATGGTAATCCGCGCACACGTTAAGCAGGCCATGGGCGAGATGGCCAGCAACGGCGAACTGGATAACGTCTTGGCGCCGTTCGGCCGCCGGTCGGGGCAAGTCTAATGCAGTGGAGCAACTCTATGTCACAGCGCGATGAAATTAACGTCACGTACAACGAATCGCCCGGCAAGAAGCCGGAAGAACGCGATAAGTCACTAGGCCAAAAAGATCAATACGGACGACTGGATAGATTCATGGCGACGTATGGCATAAAGAGGCGAGGGGGTATCTAATGCAATGGCCCGTATCCCTACCGCAGCGCCTAGAAGTCAGCAGTTACAGCGAGACGTTCGGCGCCGGTGCTGTCCGGACTGAAATGGACGCCGGCCCGGCTTTCCAGCGGCCA